AGCGCTGGACGCAAAAAAGGACGGGCGGCCATCTTGGTCGTACCGAACTCAATGAAGCGCCAGTACCAGGCATCCTGTGAGAGATTTTTCTTTTTTCCTTGCAGGCGATACTTCTTTCCGTGACGAACTGTGACAAAGAATGTCTGACGGGTCAGGCTCGATAGCTCAGGAATATGCTTCATGATGATTGAACGCTTCAAGGTACCGGGTGGTGGCTGATTGGGAATAGCTTCAGCGGCTTTCGGTGCGCGAGATTTAGCCTCATCACGTACCACCTTCGCACCAACATACACGGCATTACGAAGTCCATTTTTTGCTACACGCGCGGGTAACTGGTTTAATAGTTTCACTAACTCTGCCGCACCCTTTACCTGCATGCGTTCAAACTTAGCCATCATCGATTCCTTCTGATGCATAGAGGGTGACAATAACTTTTTTCTCATCCTCGTTAATACTTCCGTGTATTTTGAATATCCGACTTTTATACATCGCTCGGTAATTCGACAGGTCCCGCAAGTCAGAAAATAGAGGCAGATAACGCACCGTTATTTCATGCGTGATTTCTGTCGAAATACGTTGCGCAACAATCAGATTGCGTGCAGAGATCGGATTGATGCTGGCCCATACGGTTTTGACCGGCAGCCAAGTACGCGAAGGCGCACCGAGCGCATCGACGGTAGTTGTTGCGCGTTGTAAAGCAATTCGATGAATCAACTGGCCAGCGGACACCACTGTCATACCCAAGCAACTCGGTAAGGATCAAGCAAGCCGTCCACAAACGGCAAAGGATCGATGCGACCACGCATTAAGACGGACATCTCTTCCCGATGCGCATAGAGACTGCCAATTCGCAGCTTGATCCAACTCTTAATACCCGCAGGAACCGCCGCTGCGGTGCCGTATCCAGCATCGAACATCACGGTGACCGAACCAATCTGCGGCAAGGTCGGTGGCCACGTCTTACCAAATACAGGTGTGATACGTGCAGGTTCACACGCTGCATCCACAACATAGTCAGCTGGTGATAACGTTTGAATGCTCCCATTCATGTCGAGATACTGGATACCCACGACAGACTGAACCGGGCACTTTGAAACCACAATTGCGTGGCTAGGAAAACTAAATGATGCGGCATGGTGAGCGCCCATCATTGCGGCCCCAGGAAAAGCATCCAGCACGAGCTTCCATCGTGCAGTGATCATCTGCCTTCCGGTAAGGGTCTCTGCTGCCTGGCGAGCCGCAATGATGAGTGTGCTGATGAGCGCATCGTCATCGTCACCATCCACCCGCAAGTGGAGCTTGGCTTCGGCAAGCGACACCGGCTCCTCTGAGGGTGGTGTGACGATTTGCATTGCCATCGCTTAGACGATCTGCACCACTGCTGACTGATTAGCGGTGTCTGCTGGTAGAACTCGTGGCGTAATTCCAAGAATCTGTGCAGAAGTTAAACTCGCAGCAACGCCCACAGTCAATGACAGCCGAACAAAGCCAAACCCATTGGTAATGTCTAACTCTTCAGGCCTGACATTAATGAGCACTTGTTTGTTATCACCAGTCGCTTTGACTATCTGCGTGATCGCCTTAGCACTGATATCTTTTGCACTCGCACCAGTCGCATCGATTGCCTGTTGAAGTTTGGCATCGACAGTAGCTCCCGTCCCAAGTACTCCAGTCTGAATGACAGCTAACAGGCTGTGATGATTGCCTGATGAAATCCATCCGGTAGAGACCGTGCCAGCTGCCTGGCTTGAAGGATCCAGCGTGGCGAGGATCGCGACTAATTCGCTACCCTTTGCATTTGGAAACATAGTTATTCTCCTTAAGTCTTGGGGCGATCAACGCGCACCCAGTTGAATAAACGGGGACATCGACGCAGTACCCTTGGCAGGTGTAATAGGCGCAGCAAGCTTTGACTGCCCGTCCATGCGGAAGGTGGTTCGGAATGCCGTCAGATCTGCATCAAAATAAAGGTGCATCGAAGTCGCTGTCTGCATGCCGCCAGCCTTGGTGATCGTTTGGTAATAAGACAAATCAACTAACAGCACATCGCCTTGACTGGAGAATGAATTTGCATGCTGCGAAACGAACACTGGGCGTCCCAGAAGCGTTCCATATGGCGAGACTTGGATACCACCTACATTCAGTCCATTAGGCAGATAGATCGGATAATTACCGAGGGTCAGAGTAAATAGCGCCGGCAACACATCGTTATTGATGATCCACACCGACTTAGCAAAACTGCCAGTTGGCAATCGTGAAATCATCTTCGCAAGGTTTTGCGGTAGCAAAGTCTGGGTTACCTGCCCCGACTCCTTAGCAACAGTGACGGTGGCACCTGCAGTCAGCGCTCCAACTGGTACGCCATTACCAGATCCGAACAGAATAGATTCGTTGGTTTTCCATCGAATCGAATCCGCCACTTTCTCTGGAAGATAGCTAGTGAGTGCATTAGCGTCATCAAGTAGCTCATCAGTGGTGGGTACCAGTGCCATGAGTTTTTTGAGGCGCAGGGTAGAAAGTCCGAGTACCGGTTTGGTCGCACTAGCTGAAGAAGCCTCACCTTGCCAATAAGCCCGAATACCATTCGTTCCCCAAGGAGTCGTCTCATCCTTAGGAAAAGCCATGCTATTACCACTGATCTCGACATTGTCGGTGAGCGGAAGCAGCGAATCCTCGCCCAAAGACAACCGGAATATTTGCTGCGAGAACTCTGGCGGCACCAAGAAACCACCGTCCTGACCTGAAGCTTCATTGCCATAGGCAGCAGGGGCAGCGGCCCCACGTCCACCGCCAATAAGCAATCGATCATCTAAAGACTTGCCGGGCTTTTCAGCCTGAAAAACTGCCTGCATAAACTCTCCGACTGTCTTGAAACCATGTTTTGGATCGGCTTCGCGGTTGTCGGTGACTGTGATGAAATTATTTGTAGATGTACCAGCTGTCATTGCCATCTGGGCTTCTTCGGCGATTAGTGCGGACTCTCGATCAATAGCTGACGAAGTTGCATCGATTCGGTATTTCATCGCATCAAAGGCTGCCGTTTCTTCATCATTCATGTCGCGATTTTCAGACGCTGCATGATCGGTGAGTGCACGTGCTTCTTTGATGAGGCCAGCTTTGCGAGCCTGTAGCTCGCGGAGTTGCTTACTCATGTGGATTCTCCAAAAATAAAAAAATCCGTCTGACACCTTTTGGTGTGACGGATTAAATTGATAAAGCGGGTAGTGACCTACGGGTCATTCGCTGATTCGGTATGACTCTACGGAGCCACACCAGAATTGCATTACATTAGTGCTAGAAACTCTCTTGCTTGTCTAATTCGCGATGCACCGGGTTTGATCGTTTGCTTTGCATCGCGACGCATTTTTTTAATAACATCGTCAAACGTCGCAACACCGTCAACCATGTTTTGTGCCAATGCGGCTTCGGCTCCAAGAACACGTCCCTGCCCCATACCTTCACGCACCTGATTAATCGAGACACCTCGACCACGAGCGACGGCCTTTGTGAATGCTGCGTAGTAGTCATCTACACGAGATTGCATGAAGGACTGGGCGTCAGCATCAAGTGGACTATAGGGATTGCCTTCCACTTTGAATTTTCCTGCTGAGATCAAGGTCGTTTTGACACCAGCTGTTTCAAGCGCCTGACTGTAATCTTGATGCGCCTGCCATACGCCAATAGAGCCAACTTCACCACCCGGTGTAACGTAAAACTCAGATGCTGCACACCCTATCCAGTATGCAGCCGAGGCCGCTAATGAATTCGCCAAGGCAACAACGGATTTTTGTGATCGCGCACTTTGAATTTCGTTAGCTAATTCGGACACACCGTAGACGCTGCCGCCCGGGCTATCTATGTCAATTAGTATCTGACTCACTGAGTCATCGGCCAATAATTGACGAAGCGCGCTGGAAAACTGCTGGGTACTCGTGCTGCCGGGTCCTGATACGTCTTCAACCATATTGCCGCGCTGAGTTATCACACCATACAGAGGAAGCACTGCAATCCCCCCGGCCGATTGAGCTACCGCTGACTGGCGTCTGGTTTCACGTGCTACCCGATCAGATTGAATACGGCTAAGACTGTCTGCTTCAGCAGAAATACCGGAAGACCAACGCGTGACAACACCCGCTAAGGCACTCAGTCTCTCTGGCATGAGTGCCCAAGGGGTCGCCAGAAACTCAGCGACAAGTAATTGATGGTTCATGGATTCATTCCTAAGTGTGTCAGTGAATTGCGCAAGTCAGCTTCTGCCAATTGTTGCCCGTGTTGTTCTCCGGCCCATCGCTCGGCCGATGAAAGTGGAACTGCAAAGGCTTGGGCAATCAAGGCAATGTCCTTTTCATCGATTACGCCTGAGCGACTGATTCGGCGTGCCCATCGTTCTGCAGCACTGGCAATTACTGCATGAAATCTTGTACTGGCCTGTTCGTCCATCGGTTCTGGCAGGTCCGGTGTCATATTTGAAGATTCTTCGTCGATACCAGCCTCCTCAGCGTCACCTTCCTCAACCATGTTTAACGGTCGCAGTGGCTCATCAAGACCATCGAGCGGGTTCAAATTCTCAGCAACACGCGCTTCATTTCTCGTAAGCCAACCATTCTGGATCCCGCTTTGGTAGTACGCAGAGCGACTTGCAGCGTCTCCACGCATCAGGTTGGCAAAGTCGAACTCAACTTCAAGATCATCACTCTCCAGCAGAAGCTCGGATCCAATCGATGCTTCCCATCGCTCTGCCCATGGCGTCATCGTATGCATTACGAATTCGAGTGATTGCTGTTCAATATTTGAAAAAGTCGCACGATCAAGATCTGCAATCATGTGCGGTGGAACTCGAAACAGTCGGGCAATGTCTGTGATTTGGAATTTGCGAAGCTCAAGAAATTGCGCATCCTTGTTTGTGACACCCACTTCATGAAACTTCATACCGTTTTCAAGTACCAGCACCTTGCCTCGATTGGAACCTGACTGCGCTGACTGGTAGGACTCACGGAATATCTTCTTGGCTTCTGCATCCTTAAACGAACCAGGAAACTCGATCCAGCCACCAGTAGGCTTTGCATCGTTAGCAAAAAAACGCGCACCATACTCTTGGGCTGACAATGCCATTCCCAGACTCTCGCGGGCCAGCTCAATTGGGCTCATACCCACCAATCCATCAGATGAAAGGCCGCGCAGATGCCACACGTCCCCACGTGGCAAGATCGTTTCTTCACCAAACCGGTCTGATACGCGATAGCGAAATTCACCGGAGCGCAGTAATTCGATTCGAACGCGGTCTGGATGAATCGGCACCAACTCGATTACTTCACCGCGAGGGTTGGTAATAATCTGGTTGTAAGCGTTACCTCTGAGTGCAAGGTGACCTTGCAGCATCTCCCGCCATTCGAATGGATTCTGGTGTCGGTTAGGACGGCGACAAAGTAAAGGATGCAACCAGTGATCTGTCACCCTATCCTTGCCGCCGTCTGGACGTTTTCGATAAAGAACGATCGGCAG